CATTGATAAGGTTGACCTTCATCGTGGCCATTTCGTAGTTAGTGGAAGCGGAAATGGCTTGTAAATTACGGAAGGCTTTATCCAATTGGACTGCTGAGTCAAAAGCTCCTGAGAAGATAGAACTTAAACCCCCAAGCACTTGGCTTCGCATCATAAAGCCAGCTTGGACGATAGCCATTGACGCGCCGCCGTCACCCTCTAAGTGGGTAATTTGGTTTAGTCTGCGTTCATTCTGACGTTCTTTGTCTTGGCGGTGAGCTTGAGCCGTTAATAGGTGGTCTCTACGTTTGGCCGCATTGTATAATTCTTGTTGTGCAATGGCTTCTTCTTTAGTTAATTGACCGTTTCTTATACGGTAAGCAATAACCTTTTGGGCAATCTCCAACTCAGCTCTTTTTAGACCTTTTAAATCGTTTTCATTCTTATAATGGGTTAAAGATAGGTTTCGGATATTTTGATTGTGTTGGCTTATTTTAGCTTCGTGAGCCTCGCGTTGCTTGATAACGCCTAAGTATTTCTCAGCGTCTAACCGTTCCTGCCCTTTCAACTTACCTGTTTGGATACCGAAGTTTAACGTGTCTTTAGCAAACTTTAACTCGTGCTGTTTTAAATCTGCAATTTGTTGCTCAGTCTTAAAACGACCATCGGTGAGGGCTTTGGTTTTGGCTTCGTTATCTAAAGCACGTTGAGCGGCTTTGTCTGCTGCCGTTTGGCGGTTCTTGAGAGTAGTGTCAACATTAGCATCACGAGTAGATTTAGCTGCGTCCGATAATTGGGTGGCAACAGGATCTTTAGCTCTCCGTTTCTGCTCCGTCTCAACGGCTTTGATAGCTGAGATTCGTTGTTTTAGGAGGTCTTGATAACTTTGCTCGGCCTTCCATTCGGCGGAGCCGAACTCAGTTACCGTCTTATGTGAGCGAATCTTGGAAGCCTCTAACTGCTTCGCCAGTTCTAATCGGTCTTTACTTTGTTGAATATCCTTAGTAGTTAGCTTACCTAAAGCGATAGCAGCGGCTAAATCCTTAGCTTTAGCTTCTTGATAAGGTGAAGGGGGTGCAAATTTCTCGGCAATAGTGCTGCGAGCCTGAGCTAAGATACCTTGCAATTTAACAAGTTCTTCTCTACCTGCTCCCACCTTAGTTTGACGAGTTATCTCATCTCTAATACTCTTAACAATGACGGCAGCTTCGCCTTTATCTTTAAAGCTGGTTTTGTCAAAACCCTTAATTTTAGTGATTAAACTTTCGGGGTCTTTTAATGGTTCCCCCTGTGTGATTTTTAAGCGGGCATCTTTGATTTTAGAAAGGTGCGCGGCAATCTCAGGAGTTTCAAAATACCCTTTTCTAAGGCTTTGAACCCGCATCTGATTTTCTAAAGCTTTAATTTGGTCTAAGTTAGCCCCCGCTAAGAACCCTTTCAGAACATCAGGAGCTAACCCACCTTTTCTTGTCGCTTTAGCAGCATAATCAATAGTTACATTACGCTCTATACGAGCCGCTTGTGCTTCCCGTTCCCGCTGTTCTTTGGCTGATTTTTTACGGGCGTTAACATCGGCTTGAATAAGTTGTGTGACTTGTTTTTGCAATTCAGCTTGAGGCTTACCTGCTTTAGCAGATTCTTCCAAACCCTTGGAAATAGCCTTTAAGTTATCAATATTCTTTTCATGTTTTTTGATTTCTTCGGCTTTTAATTGCCCTAAAAAAGCATCTCTTTGCAGAGTTTTTTGAGCTTCTTTAGCCAATTGGTCTTGGACTTTTAAGGCTTTGTCGGCGGCGTTTAACTCAGCTTGTTTCAAACTCGTTCCCTGAGTCTTTCTAGCTTCACTTGCGTTATAAGCCACATTGCCTGTTCTTACCATCAGTTCAATAGCGCGACTTAACTCTTTAGCGTCTGTTAAAGCCCCTTTCATACCTTTAATAGAGGGCATACTCACTGAGCCAAGGTCTTCTTTAATCTTAGCTATGAGGGCAGATAAATTCTGGAGATTTTGGATTTCCTTTTGGTAGCCCTCAGAGACATATTTAAGATGTACCTCAGCCTGAGTCTGAGTGTTGTTGCCGCCACCTTGAGTCGCCATATTACTTACCTGCTAAAAAGACCTTTGAACATTTGCACAGCTTGTGCGCTCGTTGTTGCTTGATTCTGGGGTTTAACCTCGGCTTTCGACACCGAATTATCTTTATCGCCCCCGCCTAACGCTTGAGAGGCAACAGCGGCAAAAGCTTCATACGCTTGAACAGCTTCGAGTTGTTTACCCGCTACCTTGAAGCGGAGGGCTTGGTTAATGTCTTCAAGTGTGTTTGACCAGTAAACTAATCTTACTTCACTTATAGGAGCATTATAAGTCCAAGCTACGGCTTCGGCAAAGCTTAGGCTTTCGTACCATTTGATAAAGGCTCTAAACTCGACTCCACCCCTTTTTGATACTCCACTGCTATCCGAGTCATTGATTGCAGATTGAGGAGAAAAAAATTGGTTAGGTGCTCTGTAACCCAAAGTAATAGGTGTTGGATTTCAACAGGGCTAAACATAATTTCTTCTAAGTTGGCTTCTTCAATAACCTGACCTTTACCATCATATTTGTTAAAGATATTAACGATAACGGCTTCTTGTACTTGGATGTCGGTCAAGATAAGTGAAACGGTTGAAATATTGTTAATTAACTTGGCTAAGCGGTTCTGCAAGCCGTAAGTCATTTTAATCTCTTTGCCGTCTGAAAGGTTAAAATGTGGGCTAGGGTTTAGAGGTTGGATTACATTAGACATTTGGCGATTCCAGTTGGTTTTTTAGGTTTCTTTATTGTACCCAAAAAAAAGCCCTCTTGCGAGGGCTATCAATTGCTAAAGGTTTTCTAAGATAGTATCAAACCACTTTAGTTGTGTGATAGGTGTGCCGTCACTATGCTTCTTACCTGTGTCAAGGAAAACTGCATAAGCCTTGCCTTTAGTGGTGGGAGACCAAGAGTCCCCTAACTTTTCTTGGTAACCTAATCTTTCTAAGGTTTTATTAACTTTGATAGCACTTAAAGGAGGATTTAACTGCTTACCTATCTCAGTAGGGGTTAGGTTTAAGGTTTGAACTTCTTTCTTTAGTTCAACACCCATTAAGAGAAGTGTGGAGACACCTGTCATACCCTTTATAGCTTTATCCGCTGAGAGGACAGCTTGATTACCCTCAAAACCATAGGCTTTTGCAGCTAACATGGCGTGAGGCGTTAAACGTAGAGCCTGCTCCTGTCTTTGAAGTAAGGGTAAAGTTTGAGGTATGTTTTCTAACTCTGTCATTCGGTCAAAGACTTTAGCTTGAAGCTCATAACTATAAGACATAGCCATTAAGCAAGCTTCACGCTTTGGAAAGTAGTAACAGGGACGTTCCTTGTTTTGGTTATCTAAATAGGTGGAGTAAAAATTTACTTCACCTCCATTGAGAACTAAGGGAACTTTCTTTAAGAAATTTGCGTGGGTTAAGGTAGCCTCATCAGTTTTCCGTGTAGAATTTACATATTCAACTAACTCAAGACTACTCATAAGGGTAGGGGTAGCAGTAACTAGGTCTTTCATAATCTTCAAATCTCAGAAATGAAAAAACCAACAGGGTTTAATCGGATGAGAGAGGGGAAACAACGACCCCTGCCGAATAACACTATTGGTTTTTTCATGTTGTTTATACTACCCACTGTTGCTCTCATACTCAAGTGGATTTACACAGTGTAACATATCAAAGGTAAAAGACAAATAAAAAAGCCCTCTTGCGAGGGCTATCAATTGCCAAATAGTCTTAGCTATCTAGTTGAGACTATACAAGAAGGCAGGAGCGGAGTCAAACTCATCACGAGAACGAATATACTGAGGGTCGCTAGGTACTAAATCGTACACATCGAACTCAAATGGCATATTAGCATAATCACTGGTTTGGAAAGTTAAATCGAAACCTTTAGTAACACGCAATTTAGGAATCTCGATACAAACTTCTACGTTATCAGCCATAGAACCAACAATCTTAGCAGCTAAGAAAGGTTGTTCAGATTTACGGCCAATCGGGACGATAGAGCATTTGCGAACGGTGGCACCTAAAGGGATTCGTAGATTCTTAATTGGTGCGTCAAAAACGAGAGTACTTGGGCTGCCAGTAGTTTTATTGCTAATACGGCGAGGGTAAACTTGGTCGTCAGTCCCAACTTGTAACATAACGTAGTCGCCTATGTTGAAACCAGCGGTATCCGCAACCTCAACAGTGCTATAACCAGCAGGGGCGATAGGGTCACCATCTAGGGCAGGTAACTTAGCCGTAACAGTAGTCGAAGCAGCAGTTAAAGCAACATCATAACCCGCAAAACCTAAAGCGTAAGTCCAGTTTTTAGCGTTGTATTCGTAAATAGAGGCACCCATAGAAACAGGTTCACCTGTTTTGATGGAGTGAACAATACTATTACGAACACCTTGAGTTAACTTGATGTAACTGGCTTCCGCCATGATTTTTACATCTTGAACTAAACCGATAGAGTGGGTTGCAGGGGTAAAATCACGCAAATCAGCAGGGGCACCTAACATGATGGTGGCGGTACCGACTGCAAAGTTAATGGAACGGGCTTCACCAGCCATGTTGGTTCTCCAAGTTTGTTATGTTACAAAAGTAATACATTTGATTCTTTCCCCTCTATGTTATCATAAATTGTCTTTAATTCAAACATTCGACTTAGAAAAGGTTATAAAATGCCAAATATCCGTGTAGGTCAACGTTTAAAACGTGGCAACGTCACTGCTGTCAGAACTTCTGTGGCTTTGCCAGAGGATACGCTTGAGCTTTTGCGTAAGGTTTCAGCACATTGTAAACAAAGCCCCAGTGCTATCATTGTTCAAACAATAGAGCTTGGGTTACGTCAATTAGCCGCCGAGGGGTTTAAGAGTGACAACCCCCTCAGTATTCAGGAGATTGAAACCATTACTGCTCAAGTTAAATAGTTCTTGTACATTTAAAAGGGATTCCAATGAAGCGCGAGGCTCGTGACTTGGAATCCTTATTTGTTGGCAATACACTCACATCTTCCATAATAATTAAGTTACCTAAAATGGGTACTCCCTCGGCATTATAAAGTTGAATCGTCTTCTCAGGTAAACACTCATCTAACACAAAACTCGTAATCTGACGTAAGCGGAATAAGCTTGGGTCATTTAACGTGGCCACACCTAGTAAGAATGTACCGTCAATAAAATGGGTGTCTAGTTTAAACTCTAAATTGTAAGAGCCGATAACATCAGAATCAGGTAGTTCCACTTCCTCTGGTTGTGTGTCAAAAAGGACAACGGAGAGGTTAGTGTTCAATTGAGCGTTAGCAGCTTGAGCAAGTTGATTGCAGAAAGCGAGAACAGTGCTTTCGAGAATGTTTAAGATACCGTTTTGGATGTACATTTTTTAACCTTTAAAAAGAGTTTAATAAGGAGTTACCCCTCTACCACCAATTGAGGTTCTAAAAACTTTAGGTAGCTTAACCTTATGATACCAATGTAAGAGGGGTCCAAGGGTGGGTCTAATAGCTCTGTTTGTACCTTTTGAACCTGTGTGATTATTAGTTAATTTAGATAGTGGGTATCCCATCGGGGCTGTATTATCAGCCACACTTATAAACTGTGTGCTTAATTCTACTTGATACCTATTAGTTAATAATTTTCGGTGTTGAATACTCCTTAAAGGTCTAAAGCCAAAGGAGAAAGTTTCATATAAAACACTCTCTGAGTGGCTTTTTGATTTAAGGTTAAAGACTACTGAGGAACTAGCAGTTTTTAACCTTGTGAAAGGGCTAGATTTTAACTCTTTAGTTACTCGATCTAAATAAGCATCTCTGGCAGCTATATCTGCTCTATCTAAACCTCTCCTAGCACTATGGGTTTCCCATCGTTTTGCAGCTTCGGTTGCATAACTTATAAAACCTTTAGTTAATCTTAACTCTTGCCCTTTAGAGTTTAAAACTACAATATCATCAGCAGTAAAAACACCTATTTTTCTTTTTATAATGTTTTCCCAATGTTGGGTTATGTATTGTTTCAAAGTCTTCTTGGGTAGTTTACTCTTGCTAAGATTCTTAACGTCTGGTGGTCCAAAGGTCTCAGGCATCTGATTTTTAAAGTTGAAAAACTCAGGGGTGCCTAAACCCAAGCTTCTTTTCTTATTTTCCCATTTTCTTGAGAGTCTTTTGTAACTCACCCCCATTTGAGACAGGGATTGACCCTCATAAAAACCCATGTTGTCCATAGAGCTAAAAATAAATGGGTCTGCTCCTGAACCTATAAAAGACTCAATAAACTTTATATGGAAATCCGCGTAAGCCATATTTAGGTCTTTCGCAATTTTGGCTCGTTCGGTTTTCCGCATAATCTGCATAACAGCCTTAGCTCGCTCCATCTCTAGGTGTGGCTCAATACTGATACGGTCCATTACCAATTGGAAGTACCTGTCGTTAGCATCACGCCTAGCCACCCTAAACCTCCGCCTTGTAGATGTCTTGCTCCTTGACCACTGTTTTTATAACTTTACCGTCAAGTAAATCACCCACTTGGACAACTTCTGTCATCAAGTACCAAACATTTTCATCTTGTTTCTTGGCAACACTCATGCCGAAGCCATCAGTCTTCTTTTTGCACCAGAGTATTTGAGCAGGGGGGCTAACAGTGTCAACGGGTTTTTTAAGCCCTGTGAGTGGGTCTGTGATAAAGACTTTCTGTACTTGCCATTCCACTTGGTCTGGCAGAGGTATTAAACGATAAATGATGTCATAAGGCTCTTTTGAGTAGCTGCTAAGGGCATAATGATAACCCATGTAAGTAACATGGTCGCCAGCATTGGTGATGGCTTTGTGACTGACCCGTAACAACTGATTAACTTCCTCAGTGCTAGTAAGTTCACCTGATGCGTCAACGATGTGTCCCTGCACTAAGCAACCTCTTGTCAGGTTTTTGATAAGTTTCTTAAAACGGCTATTGTGAAACTTAATCATTACTAAGCACCTGTGAATGGGTCGGTAGGCTGAGAGACAGAGAACACAGCCGCAGAGCCGATAACGCTTTCAGTTTTTAAGGTTTCAAGTGTTTCCGCAAGCTCTACTTTTAAACTGTTTACTAACTTGTAAGGGTCAAGTTTTGAGGCTCTTTGAAAACTGGCTTTTTCTTCGTCTGTTTTCTGAGCAATACGTTGCGGCAAGCTGAGGGCAAGGTTAATGGCACTTTGTAAACAAACGGCTTTGTTAGCTTGGTCGCCAAGATAACCTTCAGTAGCAAAGGCAGTGGTAAATGTGGTTCCGTAACCATTAACCAAAGTGTAGTAAGCAGTGATAAGGTCAACTTCCTCATCTTCTAACTCCTCATAACTTAACCCTAACAAGGTTCTAACCGTTTGTGGTGTTACTGTTAAAGGTAGAAACTGTGTCACCTTGTAAGTGTTGTCAAGTTTAAAAGTCACACCCTCATAAACGTAAGTTAGACTTGTTAAACGTATCTCGTTAGTATTACTACCTGTTAACGTGTTAACACCGCTAGGAGTGATAAAAGTTAAGGTGCTGCCTACAGGGTTTACTAGCGTCTCTGTGTGGAGAGTGGCTCCAGCGCGGTTTCTAACAGTGAAAACGGCAGTGGTGCTGGGGTCAGGAACAACAAAGTCGTTACCTACTTTCAACTCAAAAGTTACGCTCGAAGCTTTGGTTGTTTCGACCCACATGGTTAAACCGCCTTTTTAGCTGTTTTAGATTTTGACTTAGGTTTTAAGTCGAACATACCTGTAGGTGTGCTCGCAGAAAGTTTGCTGACTAAAGCCTCAACACTGCCAGCTTCTTTTAAGTCTGCTTGAGTTATTGTCTGTGGAATATCATCGGCAAGTAACTCTAAGTCGCCTTTACGAATGCGGTCAGATACAAAACCGTCTTTCTCAACGAGAGTGGCAACGCCAACATTAATGGGGCCTGAACGGGTCAGCAACATGAACTGCCCTGTTGTCTTTACGATACACTGAGTCATTTTTATCTCCAACGGGTAGAGCTTAGTTTACCCTATTAAAAAGGGCAGCGAAAGCTGCCCTTTTCTCAAACCTTCAAGCGTTAAGCTAAAACGTCAAGAACTACCCGCGACTCTGGAATAGCCAGTTTGTAGCCTGTGGTTTCAGTTTTAACATACTTGATGCTTTGGTCAAGAATGGAACGCTCGCTTTCGCTGATGTTGGAGTTAGCTTCGATTAATTCTTCGAGGCACTCATTTTTCAACATACAGATAATCTTACCTGCTGGTACAGCAGAAGATAAAGCGATGTTCAAGTTCAAACCATTCAACATAGTAACATTAGTGTTAATAGTTGGTGCGCCCATACTGCCCATTGCTTGAGGAATACTGCCGTTACCGCTTAAAGTAGGACTGTACATAAACATCAAGTCAACGTACATATCGTAGTTAACAACTAAAGTGTCAACAGGATAGCCAGCTTTAGCACGAGCCATTAAGAACTTGCTTAAAAACTTGTAGTTAGCCGCGTCAATAACACCTGTACCACCGAAGGTAGAGAAGTTAATAACTTGAGCAGCAGCATTAACACCATCACCATTAATAAGGATATTGGTGGCGGCAGAAACTTTGCTTAACTCAGCGTCACGCAAGATACGAGCAGCGAAAGGCGTTAAAATATCTAAGGAAGCGCGGCGAGCGAACTCATAAGAGATTTCAATACCTGAACCGCGTTTGCCTAAACCCACTACGTTTTGAGTTGTGCGAACAGAACGCATTGGCACACGACCCAACTCGGAAACAGTGTAAGTTTTGCGTTGGTCAGCATCATCTTCCATGTAAGTCGTAATCATCTCGGAACCGTCAATGGTACGGCTCTGGCTAACGAGAGAGGCGATGTTTTCGGCAGTCTCTAAACGAGTTTTTGCCTTCAACATATCGTCAACGATTTCAGGGAATAAGGCGCGAGTACCTGCATAGGTTTGGAATGTGTTAGAAGCCGCTTGCAATAAAATGCCGCGTTCAAAGTCATTCGCGTGGGGCAAGTTCAAGGCAACTTTAGTGGCTTCGTAACCGTTCAAGCCAGCATATTGAGCTTTGTCTTCGGACTTCTCAGGGGCAACACTTAAAATCAAGTAGTCGCGCATTGTTAAGCCGTAGGATTGAGCGTCACGAACTAACTTTAAACCGTTATCAGAAGACTCGTGGGTGTTGTCACTAGCCAACATAACCTTAACTTGCTCAGGAGAAAGTTTGTCTTTTTTAATCAAATCACTTAATGGACGAATAGCCATGATAGTCTTATCTCCGTTTAGATGAAGGCAACGTCAACAGTGGTAGTACCAACTGCTGTTACGAAACAACGAGCGTTAGTGCCTGTTTTAACCGCTCCAGCACCAGCACCAACAACGCCATCGCCACGGGCGATAACACCAGATTTAGTAAAGGTAAAGCCACCTTTGAACTCGATGGTACCAACTAAGATACCCTCTTGAACACGGTTTTCAACAACCTTTAAGCAACCGTAGATAACATCATTAGCACCAGCTAATTTGAACGTGTTATCGGCAGTTGTGTCGAGAGTGACGGGTTTACCGCAATCAGCAGCAACAATACCTGCTGCTAAGTAAGCTGTGCGGCGAAACTCTGAGTGGGGAATACCAGTGAAGCTGATACCACCGCTTGCAATTTGCTGAGCCATCGTTATTCTCCGAGTAGTTAACGATTAGGGGTTTTAAAAGCGGAGGAAACACCAGCCGCGCTTGGTTTACTTTTTTCTGCATCACTGTGAGAGGCGTTTAAACCTACAACACCGTTCAAAGGAATGCGGAAAGGACGTTGAGACAATTTAGCTGTCTCAGCATCTTCAAATTGGGTTAATTTAGCTTGGATAACAGCTAAGTCAGCGACCTTAGCTTCGGCAGCAGCAAGAGCAGCCTCAGCAGTCACCTTAGCAGCCTCAGCCTCGCTCTTAGCTGCTTCTAAAGCAACAACTTGAGCTTGGGTAGCGGCAAGAGTTTCGGCAGCAGCAGCGAGCTGTGTAGTGGCACTGGCTTCAAGGTCTAACACCTTAGCTTCGGCAGCCGTCAATTTTGTTTGTAGTTCTGCAATAAGCACAGGGTCTTCTCCAAGAGGTTCAGAGTCCAAGTCAGCGTGTTGTGTGAACAACATGAACTCAGGGGATTTAAGGTTAGCTGCTAAAGCTAATTCAGGCTTACCGAAATCGGCAGCTAAGGTACGCTTCTGCATACCAAGAATCTTGGCACCGTTGCTGGCTCCCTTAGAGACAGCACTTAATTCGCGGAACTGACCCAAACCATGTGGTTTTAAGTGGTGCCCACCCATACCGATAACATGACCATTACCGCAGGTTTGCGCCCACAACTTAGACTCATCAGCCATCAGGTCATCACCACAAGCGGAGCAAAGTAACTGCTTGAAGGACATACCAACAGAGACTTCCTCAACAATACCATTGTCAATCTTATTGGCGAGGTCTTCGTGAGCGGTTAGGTCAATAAAGGCTAACACACGAAGCTCATTGAACCCTTTAGGGTTAACCTGAGACTCACCGTAGAACACACGGCCAACAGGGATTTCATAGCCTTGCTGATGTAAAGTATGAAAGGGAACGAAGCCGCCTGAGGCTAAGTATTGAGCAGCTTCTTCAAAAGTCTCAGCCGTAATCTGCGCTTGGTCGAAGATAGACCACTTTTTATTTAAAGGTAACGAAGTAACAGCCGTCATCTCGAAAACAGCGATTTGCTCCCAATTAGGTTCAGAACCCATGTTGGCAAGCACTTTAGCTTTAATATCATCTGTAATTTCGATACGTTTAGGCATAACCATGTAACCAAGTGTTTATGTTTTGTAAATAATAGCATTAAGAAAGGATAGAGACAAGAGACGGTAGAATAAAAGCCAGAACAGGCAGACTCTGGCGGGTCAACGGGGAAAACGTCACAAAACCCCACCGTTTCGTTCTTTCCTCTCTACCAAGTACCGAAGTAAAAGGCACTATTTCCATATTGAAGAACGCGGCTGCTATCGTCCAAGTAAGTGGGTTTAGTGTACCACAGGGGGGTCTTTTTTAAAATTCTCTATTTTTCTAAAAATAAAAAGTAAAAACGCTTCTATTATCTTTCTTTTTTCTTTTTCTATTTATCTTTCTCTTTAGTCCGAATAGAAAAAAATAAAATAGAAAAATGACTGGTTGGTCATTTTTTAAGTTGTTGATTTTAAAGGCTTTGGACTTTGATTCTCGCCTATACAGAGTATACGATAAAATGAGGTCTTCGCCTATACAGAGTAACAAATTAGAAAAGTGTTACTCTGTATAGGCGAGGGTTTTCTCGTTAAACCATTTTTTTCACTTGTTTTAAGCTTTTTTAAACTTAAACTTTAGTTAGGCGTGAATTATCAAAAGTTGTAACATATTGATTTTTAAAAGAAAAGATTGTTTATTCTCGCCTATACAGAGTATACGATAAAATGAGGTCTTCGCCTATACAGAGTAACAAATTAGAAAAGTGTTACTCTGTATAGGCAACTGTTTAAGAATCAACAACTTACAAACGTATTACAATTCTTTACAATCGAAGGTATTGCCAAAAGCAACCTCTGTGGTAATATTATTGTCTCAAGCGGCAAAGCTAGGCTGTACACCCTAGTTCCTCCTCATCTGGTCCATGAGTGCCGCTTTCTTTTCATCAACAGGACCAGCTCTATGACCCAAGAGATACATGATGACTTTAAATACCTCAAACGAGATAACTCTCGTACAAGTGGTTAAAACCACTAAAATATTACAAAAGCTTTTCGACTCCTTCTCCAAGTCTGCTAAAGAAGACAGTGGCGACCTCCTTAATCAAAACTACTTCAACCATTGGGTTTCTAACAACCTAACACTACCTAGCTCCGTCCTATCTGCTGATGACTACAGTTTTAGGTCTCTACCCTCAGCATCACCATTAACAACGGCATCAACAGTGCTAATGCCTTTAGCATTAGAGGGTCTGTTATCAGGAAAGGTGAAGCCTGAGATTACAAAAACAAAGAGTAAGACCTACACGTTGGCTTTCCTCTATAACCACACTAAACAAATATTTGAGCATCTCGACAGCCCTGCTGAGGCTGTTCATACTTTTGAGAAGTTTAAGAAAACAGAAACGGTAAACTTCTATCTTGGTTTAACAACGCTGCACGAGCAGAAACTATTCCGTTATCTCCTCGACCCTGTTTACGTTAGTGGTGACGTTAATAACAGTGGGCAGGTTTACCCAAGTCGTGAAGACGGTAAACTACTTTGGCAGTATATTGTTTGGACAAAATTAGTTAGAGATTTAAAGAGGGGCGGCCTTGAGTCCGAAAACAATCTTGGCCTTAGAACCACCAATGGTAAGTTTGTTCATTCCGACCTTTTAGACTATCAACGGTTCTACCCTCTTATAAGCCGTATAAGAAGCTTAACCGATGTAAGAGACGCTGTTTTGGTTCACGATTTCTTCAACGATGGCTTTATTAACGCTGATAGTCTTTTCTACTTACCTAAGAGATTGGTTCAGAACTACCAAGAGTTAAGTACGATAAACTCTATGTTATTTAACTTAACTACTACAGGATATAGGGTGAGAGCTGTTAACGCTTTTGGACTAAACAAACATCTCGGCACCTTTAAAACCCTCCCAGAAGCTCAAGAGGCTTACCGAAGTTTTAAGTCTAAGGTTATAATCGACCTCTTTGACATCTATAAAGGTTTCCTACCTGCTCACTTTTGCAGTCGTTTTGAGAAAGAGATTCTAAATGCTTTACGATAGTTTAAATAAATACCCTTTCACATTGTTTATGTATCAGCCAAAGTACCTAACACATGAGTATCATTTAACTAAGGTGGTGCTCACTGAGGTGGGAAACTTCGCCAGTGTAAAGAAAGAGGGTCAGGTACCTAATATTGTCTCACCGAAGACGCTACTAGACTGGTGGCACTACCTTATAGACTTTGCCGAGAACAATCCCAAGATAAGTTTTGCTTCCGACATCTTCTCATGGTCTATCTTTCGTAAACACTTTAAACCTAAACTAATTAAGTACCATGATTGTTTATTGATGATTCTCGACCCGTTGAAAACAGGCAAGATTACTTTCGACACCATCCATTTTAAAAGTCATATAATCCTTAAAATGTTTTCGCTAACGGCAGTGCCTAAATCACCCTCAGAGTTGAAGCTGCCCCCGTTTGTCGTTTTCAGAGAGGAGTACCCTCATTTTAGAGCTTTCATCGTTAACAAAGACGGTTCTATTAAAATGGTGGGTAACTATACAAACCCTGATGCCGCTCACAGAGCCAGAGTTCAAGCTCAGGTAAACGCCTTAGACTTATGGATAAAGAACATTGACGACCTCGATGAGACTTTAGGTCTTACTAAGGACCTGTTAAGAAACCTGCGGAATCATGTTGTTAGACATTTGACGTTATCTTTAGACACCGTTTACCCTGTTGACCCAAAGGTGATGTTAAAGCTGCTCAAGAGGCGTAAAACGATTAAGCCCGAAAGTGTGACAGAGGAGTCTGCTATCGCCGCTATGAATGAAACTGCCACTAAGATTGTTATTGACGATGTTAATGCCAAGTTAAGGTTAGGTGCCAAACATCATCGTCACGATATTGATGTTATTGGTGAGGGGTTTGCTACTGAACACACAAGAAAGTTCCTTGAAGAACGCAGTTGGCTAAACCGTAAACAGCTTAGAATCCAACGAGGTTTGCAGGTTGAGGCAGAGGCCGAAGCCGAAGCCGAAGTTGAAATTATCACTGAAATCTTCGAGGAGGTAACTGCAAAAACAATTTTACCTAAGAAACGCATTAAACAACCTAAGCCAGAGTTTCCTGACTTAGAGAAACTAAGAGCAGAAGACCCCCACATTGGCCGAGGCCGTCCTAGAGTAGCTAGATATGACTGAGCAAGATGAGATTAAACAACGAGAAGTAATGGTCGTTCTTAGAAAACTTGGCATCGCCATTACCAACAGCACTGCCGTTACCTTGAGTGAAGCAGAGGTTAAGTTGTTAAGCTTAACCTCTATCGGAGACCTGATGGCCTCCCTAACTTACGAATCGTTTTCGATTCATTAAGGCTTATTTCTTCACCGCGTTGCTCTGTGCTGCTTTGTCGCTCTTACTGGAGACAGAGCGTGTCACAGAGTCGTTATTACCGTTACCATTTACATCGGCAGCACCGCTGGCGTTATAAAATTTAGTGCCGCTTAGTAGGGGCGCACTATCGGGACGCAAGCGGCCGTACATACGCAAATGGTATTCATCATCATCAATGATACCCTCACTCAAATCATATAATAGACGAGCAGCCATTAGGTTTAACTGAGCTTCTAACTCAATCGGGCTACGCATCTCAGCGGCAGTAAAACTAACCTCAACCCGACTGGTGCTGCCTGTTAAACGTAATAGGAACGTAAACATCTGAGACATCAATAACGACACAGGCACGTTTAAGCCGTCACATTGCAAAGCAAATAACCGCGCTTCAACAGAGGCAGTATTTACCCCTGCCTCACCCCTGCCTAAGATAGTCGCCATTGTCTTCAACGCGGCCTGATTCTGGGCGTTAAGCGTCTTAATGACAGGTTCAATGTCCATAGACATACCCGCTTTCTTGTCATTAACAATACCAACGGTAATGGCATCGGTATGAACAAAGGCTTGGTCAGGTCTCAAGTTAGAGATACTGGCATTGATAGAGGCGATAGTTTGGCTGATGTAAGTGTTCATTTTAACAGGGTCGTTCTTAACCGACTCAGGGGCATTGGCGCGAACAACTTCTTCCATTACGGCAATGTCCATGCGTGGGTAGCCTGTCAACTGCATGATACGGTATAAGTCATTGATGATGCGTTGACGAGCAGCAGCGGTGTTGATGACGCTGACGAAAGGGCTATAAGCATAAGCCTTGCTAGGGTCTTGGCGGTAGTAAGCGACAAAAATATGGGGGAAGTCTAAGCTAATGTTATCGCCACCGTTTGTCGGTACTTGTTCAGGCACTAAACGACCATTTTCACGTTCAAACCACTCCAACGTATTTGTCTTAATCAAACGGATTTGATTGAAGATGCCCTCTTTAGTGATAATGGGTTCACCCATTACTGACCCCTCAGCTAGAATCATATATCGCATTTCTTCGGCAATAGCGCGTAAGTCAGGGGTGTATTCAAAACCTTTTGAATAATCATAACGTGTCGTTAAACTGTCCAAGAGCGCGTTAACAACCTTTAAGCCGTTTCTGTCAATGGCACCGTTAATATCTTTAACTAAGATAATCGGTTTCGTGTCCGACAGCGTTAAGAAGGCATTAAGCGAGGCACTGGCATCAGGGTCTTGAACTAATAGGTTTCTAATTAAGTCCCGACTGTCCGAAGCTGACCGTGTTGTGAAGATGTCTTCTAAATGCTCACGGTACTGCGGTGCCGATAACACGTTAGCATTGTTGGCAGGGTCAAAGGTAGGGCTATTAGACGTACCTTTTGGATTAGGTAACTTTTTCGGAGCTAAAACCTGAAATACGGTCTGTAAAGTTAGTGCCATTGTTGTTGGCCTCGATAGCGAATAAGGTTAATGGGTCGATTTTAGCATAGATTAACGAAGCAGCGTATCTAAGCCCTGATTTTTACCTTGTCTGCCATACAGGTTCCCTTGCGGTAGCATTAAATCCTGACCAGCAAAATATAAGCAAGTTTTCACAGCTTCCTCCCTATACCCTGTAAAATCGTTCGTAAAATACTTAATCGCGGTTGTCATAAAGGCTAGAGCGTGAAAATAATGGTCTTGACCCGTTAACTTACGCCAAACAGCAGGTTTCTCAGGTGTTGTGTCGCGTACCATGTCCTTTAAATGGTCTTTGATAAGGTCTTTCTGATTGGTAAAGTTAAAGAACTCAAAACGTCCCTCACGACAGAGCTTGGCAACGGTATCAATATGCTCAGTACGGTCAACTTGAACATTCTTAGTGGTTTCGGTTTTGTCAGCGATTTCAACAGAGCCTCTGTAAGCGCAAGGAATAATAGCCCCATTACTAACTTCAAAAGTCTCTTTAGCCAATAATTGCTCAGGGAACTGATCCATCATGCCTCGCAAACCCTCATACTTCGCTCTTAATTCAGCAACCCTATCCTTAAACTTCTCCAATGGCACTGCTTCAAAATGGTGAATGCGAACGCCACTTCTAATACCCTCGCTACTGCCGACAACGATGTGACAAATAGAGCCAACGTCAGCCCCAAAGTACCACCTACCGATGGGGTCAACAACAGGTTTAGATTCATCCTTGAACAAAGGATTGAGAATAGCATCCGTTAGGCGAACGTCACCCTTATCGTAAGTTTCGCCAAGAACAGTGTTATACCAGCCGCGTATAAAGTCGTTCTTGCGGTAGTTAATCAACTGACTGATAACGTAACTAGGGGGTAAGGTGGCTCCACTGAATGTTCTCATGCGGTACCCACGGTTATTAACTCGGTTCGGGTATCTAGCCACCCATTCGCGCTTATCGGTGGCGAGGTTTAAAGGATTCTGACAAAGTTCACAGTCAACAGTGATGTTGGTCGTTACGATTTCGTACTTCTCAAGAATGTTGGTGTCGATTTCATCAAGCTGAATGTCTTCGGGTAAACCCTCAATGTTGATAAACTTCTTACTAAAAACAGGGACTTGCCAATGGTTACAGCAACTACATTTAATCATGTATTCCTGTTGGTCGGATAACTCATAGGTAGCGTCAATGCCGTAACCGCTGAAAGTGGGGGTGCTAAACTGTTGGGTAATGCGATGGGTGCTACCCTGCAAACGGGATTGGAACAAAGCCAAGATATGTTGGTCGGATAAGTCAACTTCATCGTTAAAGATAACGTCACAGGGTTGACCTGTTGCGGAGGTTTCAGTGGCAGGAGCCAAGAGTAGGAACGAAGTCCCTATTTGATTAACCTCAATGGAGCGTACAGGCTTAGTAGCTCCCAAACTAAAAACACGGTCTTGGTCAATCAAAGGCTGGAAACGGGTTTGAGCCTGTTTACGAAGCATCGGTTCGCTCGGAAACGTGAACATCAGCGTTGTCGCTCGATTACGGGCTAGGAATGCTAACGCTTTACGCATTTGCAGCTCAGTGGCACCCTGTTGACTGGGTTTGATGACGGATAAATTAGGGTGCATATCGTCAAGAATAGCTTTCTGGAAAGGGTATCGTTTCAAGTTGAACGGCACCCCTTTCAGCGTAGTGTTCTTACAAACCCAGTCTGAATAACTCATTCCAGTCGCGTCTTTGGAGAAACGTGAGTTAAGCTCCTTACCGAAGTCAGTTGCAAACTTACTAGCCATTTTGTTAATCTCTTAAAGTAAAGTAAAAACCCAGTTTAACGCACTGAGGGCTTTGTAGCGTTTATGTAAAAAACACGAGAGCTGCCTTGCATCGTTAATACCTTTAACACTATTATCCCCTTACGGAGAAACATTAATGTCAGCGTACCCACCGATAGCCCTGTCAGCAGTTAATGCGTTAGAAGCGATTCTAGCAAATTATAAAGTTGAGGGTAGAGAGTATTTAGAGCAATCCCCGTACCCGCCCGAAATAAAGGCGAAGTTAATGGTGTTGGCATCGTCTCTGGCCTCAGCTCAAAAACGAAAAGAGAGTGATGATAATTTAGAAGCTGACATTAACGTAAAGCTGGAGATGGATAACCTGTTCAGAAGCTTAAAGAACTTTAGTGTTGATGATGAAAGCTTAGCGGCAACGGAAAAAATCGCCATTTTAAGAATCCAAACCAACCAATTGGAGAAGATTATTGAGTTACGCGAGAAAGCCATTGGCATTGACCAATATGTTATCTTCCGTGAAACCATGATGGAGTTCATCAGCCGAAAGTTTGAACCTGATGATATTAATGAACTGCAAGAACGACTAGCAACCTTAACCGATTGACCAAAGGTAATAAAAATGACGAAATCTATCGACCCCGTTTTCAAAGTGGGGTTCAATGACGGCTCGCACGTTAACGAGTCCACTGTATTCTTAGGTCACGCGCCCGCGTACTGGCGAGCAGGTTTACCTGTGTTCCCACTGTGGGCAAAAAAGAAAGAGCCGATGTTCACAGGTTGGCGCGAGTATTCAGTGATAATGCCGCCCCAAGACTTACGCAGTCACTGGCTTAAAAGTAACCCTAACAGCAATATCGGCTTACCTCTTGGCCCTTGCTCTGGCATCTCCGTTATCGACATCGACACCGATGACGTACCCGTCATTCAAGCTATCCTATCGGCATTGCCAGTGCCATTGTGGGTGCGGAAAGGTAAAAAAGGGGCTGTAATCGCGTACCGTCACAACCCAGCGTTGAAGACGTTCCGTATTAGAACGATTAACAATGAGAGCATCGTTGAATATCTGTCTGAGGGAACATATGTCGTTCTGCCGCCCTCTATCCACCCAGATACCGATAAGGCTTACGTTGAAAACACTCCGTTATGGCAAGTGAAAGACAACTTGACGATGTTATCGACAGACATCGAAGAAACCATCCGTCACAAATTAAAAAAGATTGGCGTAAACATCGGCGATGGCAAAGCCGTCACCAAAGTCACTGAGTTTGTGCCGTCAGGGGCGAGGGATATAAGCCTGACAAGGGCAGCGGGTCTGTTTGCGTTTGCGGTGCTTCGCGGTGAGCGTAGCTTGTTAGAAGCCTTAGATATGTTGCGGATTTACGCTGACCAATATGTTGAAAACATCGTTGGCGACCCTATAAACATGAACAAGCATACCGCGAATTTGATTCTGTTCCTATCGCGTGACATCATGCAGAAAGGTCGTGTCCTGCCAGAGGGTTGGGACTCAGGGATGACGGAAGATCAACGGGGTTACTATACAAAAGCCTTTAGCGAAGACCATATTGAGAAACCAGCAAAGGTTATCATGGACGACTTAGAGAATCTTTTCAACCGCAACGAAGGCAAAGGCACTGATGAGGTGATGCAAGAGGTAGAGAAAACGCTAAAGTTAGTGGCGTACAGCAAAAACTTAAACCCGTTAGAAGTTGACAGAATCCTGACGCTGATCTCACGCGAGTCAGGTCTAGGCGTTCGCATCCCCGCATTGAATAAACAGATACGCAATTACCGTGAGCAAAGCGAGTTCAAAGGCGCGAACCATACAGAGATTGCTCAAGCCCTTATAGAAGAACTGGAAACGATTAACAAATTAAAGTTCCACAACGATAAGTTTTACCGTTGGGGCGGCAGTCATTACGAAGTTTATGACAAGATAGACATAGAGCGCGAGATTCATCTACGTTACGGTAGCTGTGACGCGAACAAAAAACGTAGCGATGCGAAAGGAATTTTACAGACAATGGGGTCGTTATTGTCGTCACCGCTACGGGACCCTAACATCACGGAGAATGGGGTCAACTTCGCTAACGGTTACATTATCAGACGCGATGACGGTACCTTAGAACAGCATAGCCATGAGGAAGTTTATGGCGCGACTTATACACTGCCATTCATCGCAGACCTGAAGAAACTTAGCGACAACTTGCGTAAATTAGCCCCCACTTTCTATCAATTTCTCGAAACCAGTTGGGGTCAAGACTCCGATTTTCTGGAGAAAGTGAACGCATTGCAAGAAGCGATATTCGTGACCTTGTTTGGTATAGCACCCCAATACCAGAGAGCGTTTCTGTTATTTGGAATGGCGAACTCTGGCAAGTCCCAATTGCTGACGATAGTGTCGTCCCTGGTTCCGAACGAGGTAAAATCAGCGGTGCCGCCAGAGGTGTGGGGGGATAACTTCGCACCATCAGCGATGGCAGGAAGATTGTTGAATGTGGCGGGGGAGTTGTCAGAAACAAAGAAAATCAGCGGCCAAGTTTTTAAAGAAGTCGTTGACGGGTCGGAAATGATGGTGCAGCAGAAGTATGGGCAGCCCTTTACAACGCGAATGGTAGCGGCGCAGTGGTTCGCAGGAAACTTCTTGCCAAGGACGAAAGATACTTCAGACGGGTTTAACCGCCGTTGGTTGATTTTTCAGTTCTCGCGTCCCGTCCCCGAAAAAGAACGCAAAGTAAACCTGGGGGAATATATCGTGAACAACGAACGGGCAGGGATATTGCAATGGTGCTTAAACGCATCAAAACGCTTAGCCAAGCAGAAAGGCTATACAATGCCCGCGTCAGCGAGAAACGCAGTGGCGGAGATGGGTGCTTTAAACAACACGGTCAGAGCTTTCCTCGAAGCCGCTAACGGCGGTGTTCGTTTAGCCTTACGAGATTTAGGCGAAGGGAGAATCCGTCAAGGCAAAGAAGCCGTACCCTATGACTTAAAGTTTCGCGTTCAGTTTACCGCTGAGTATAAGATTACCGAATTAAGGCTCTACGAACTATATTGGGCATGGGCTGTCACCAACACAGAGAAGAAACCCGAAAGTATTCAAGGTTTCAAACAGGCCATGAAGGAGCTAGTCCTATCCTTCGAGCTTCGCGCTGCTGAGAGCAAAAGCAGTGTCACTTATTATGGCATCGCTACTGACGAAAGCATGAGAAAATCCTTAGACAAACTTGGGTACACATTATGTTAAATAACCTAGTGACTGAGCTACTGCCCGCAGGGGTTATCTTAGGCTTCATATTGCTACTAGCATGGCCACTGGTAGTGGCGATGCTAGAGGCCAAGATAAGAACCAAGAAGTTAAAAACCACTAAAGAACCAAAGAGAGGCCAGTAATGTTTACACTCGAAAAGTCACCTCTCGGCATTTGGTTCAGCACCAACACCCGTCATCATCTCTTAATCGGTAAAGGAGCAACGCCTAAACGCTTCCCGAAAGCGGCACAGATAAACATACCTAGCGAACTATTCGACACGGTAGATATTGATGTCAGCGACTGTAACTTCCGCTCGACCTACGTTTATAAAGAATTGTCGCAAAGAAGCAATGACGTGCAGGGTATGCTTAGCCGCTTGCGCCCTTATTTACCTATCCCTTACCTACCCGAATTAGGGCTTGAACCCCCTATTTTAGCTATTAGATTCTTCGAGGCCGTTAATCCTGAGAAGCCTACGGCATTGGCGATGGTATCGCAGCAGGTATTCAAAGTACCTGATTTCATGTCAACAGAGCTAAATCAGTGCCTTGAACGCAACAATACAGGCCCCGTTAGCATCACGCTACAACAAATGGATGCGTGGGGGTTAGACCTCATTAAGCTTCAACAGCTAAAACGCTGTCGCCCTCTTATTATCTGCACGAATGGACTACCCTCGCTCTGGAATCAGCGAGTGACCCCACTGCAACCTCACGACATGATGTCGATGCGAGCGCAGGTTAGTCTCCTAAAGTGGGTAGCGCGTAGGACTTATGAAGCTTATCGCTATCACGAACCCGCTAACCTTATCGGACTCTATAAAGACCTCTGGATTGGAGAAGCTAACGAATACAGACGCGCTCAGATAACCGATAAACCGCTCTATGTTGACCCTTTTGAACTGGGGGCCGACACAAGAAAACTGTTGAAATAAGTAAAAAGGCCACTTATTAGTGGCCTTTTTATTGGCGTGAGTATTGGCGTGAGTATTGGCGTGAGTATTGGCGTGAGTATTGGCGTGAGTATTGGCGTGAGTATTGGCGTGAGTATTGGCGTGAGTATTGGCGTGAGTATTGGCAATGGTGGTTTTATTGGTATTGCTATTAAGAATAACAATGACAATGACATTGGCAATGGCAATGGCGTGAGTATTGGCAATGGTAGTGGTGGCGGTAAGGACATTAGGTGGAAAACATTGTTAATGTTATTAACATTGGAAATGTAAATTTTAATGTGGAGACATTTTGGATAGCCCCACCCGTTGGGGGTGCGCCCCCCACATTTACACCCTACCCTGTAACGATTACATCAACCAATGGCACAATCAACAATGTGTGACATTTTTTGTCACCTAAAAAATGTCACAAAGTGACATTTTTTGTCACTAGCAAGGGTTTCGCTTTTGGCAATGGTAAGGCCTTTTAACTATAAACTTGTTTAAAATCAATGACTTATAAATTAATAAATATCTTGGCATGACTCATGCAATATATCTTTTGTGACCTAGTCACTGCCCAATAGACGATATTGGGTTACGTTCTTTTTGCCTAAAGTCTAAAACGGTGACTACAGGCAAAGTACGCCCAAAAGGGTCAAAACTTCGCTAATTAGCGAAAACATCAAAAAGAGAGAGATTACAAATGACTACTACAAACAAAACTTTTGCTACTGAGTTGAACCAATTAGCAGTAAAAATCGCTAACTCCAGTTTTACCTCAATTTTAGAATTGACTAAATTAGTCAAAATCTATGGCGACAAAAAAGAAGTTAAAACAGCCTTTTTTGAGGCTTGCGCTCAGAATGGTTGTATTGGTTCTGCTAAAGATTATTGGTCGTTAGCTACATATTTTAGCGATTATCGTAACCTTTTAACCGACTATAAAGATGCGAAAAGTGTATCTTTAACAGTGTTAAAAACACGCTTTGAGAAAATTGGTTTGACTAGCGTTAATACCTTAAAAAGCTATAAAGCGATACAAAATAAGCTCTTCTCGTATTCTATCAGTTTACGCGAATACCGTACTAGCGATACTGAGTGCCACGTTTTAGAAAATTTTATTGAGTCATGTGAAAACTGCAGTGCTTTAACCTTATTAGGTAGCAATGAGTTACTAGAACAAATTGAGGGTTATATCAAAGGGAAGGCCGATACCAAGGCCAGTGACAATGCCAGTGACAATGCCAGTGACAATGCCAGTGACAATGCCAGTGACAATGCCAGTGACAATGCCAGTGACAATGCCAGTGAAAATGCCAGTGAAAATGTCAGTGACAATGTCAGTGACAATAAAAGTGCCAATAACGTTGAAAATACCAGTAAAAATAACAAAAAAAAAAACGCCAAAAAAGACGGCAACAATGACAGCAA